AGAGCGGCGAAACGATTATTGATGTTAAGTGTTGGGCGGATTTGGAGGACGTAACGCCGGGGGCGTGGGTGCGCATAAACTTTGAGGGGTTGAAAACCGGGGAACCGACCGAGATAGACCCACGGGAACCGGGGGCGGCATTATGGGAAAGTCGACACAGTAAGCAAAAGTTGGAAGCGCAAAAGGCATTAGACCCGGTGCAATTTCAATGCCTGTATCAAGGCAACCCCGGTTCCGCCGAGGGTCGATTGTACCAACCTTTCAAAACGTGGGTCGAAAAATCCGATTACGGCACGTACATTCGTTCCGGCGCATACATTGACGTTGCCGACGAGGGCGACGACCTGTTGTTTGCCGCAACGTATGACGTGTATAAGTCCGACAATCTGTTTTTCAACGAGAAAACAAAGCGCATGGAGCCGATATTGTTTGCCCTTATTACAGATATGGAAATGACGGACGAAAATACGGACGTTACAACCGTAACCGTCCCGGCGATGATTAACCGGAACGGGACGCAAAAAGCGTGGGTTGAGAGCAACAACGGTGGTGCGGGTTACGAAAAGGTTATCAAAAAGAAAGTCCGGGCGATTACCGACCCGTTTTATCAAGGGGGCAACAAGGAAAGCCGGATAATAACAGCGTCCGCAATGGTTAATCAACATATAATTATGCCGTTCGGTTGGGAAACCCGGTACAAAGCCGTTTACGACCATGTAACCGGATTTTTGCGCAATTTCGGAGCCAATACGCACGACGACCCGGAGGACGGATTGACCGGGATATATGAAAAGGAGATTGCGGACGGCAATATACAGCCATACGCACACGCAAACCGAGGCGTAAGACGACGCAATTAGCAATATTTTTGAGATATGTAAGATTATCCGGGAAAAAAGTTTATAACTTTGTAACCGAAACGAGGGGGCAAAGGGACAGCCCCGGAGAAAGTAACAATATTTTTAACGTTAAAAACAAAGAAGTATGATTTGTAAATGTCCGGCGAGGGAGGCGTTGCCCGATGTACCCGCAATTACGTGTTCGGAAAGTTTCGGACAGGTTCAGAAAGTGGCTTTTCAACGTCTTATGAAAGACGAAGGAAACAAAAACAGTTTTACGAGTGAAAAAGCGATTACGGCGTTAGCGTCATGGACGTCCCTGTTATCGGCGGCGGATAGCACGAAAATAGTTGTTTCGCCGTATATCCAAGCCCCGACCGCCGAGGCGGGAGCCGCCCGCACCTTTGGAGGCGGTAACGAAACGTTAGGAGGCGTCGAAGAGATTATTGGACGTGAACCAACCCCGTTTACCGGAGTTATCCGCAAAGCCCCGCAGGAGGTTATCAAGGCATTAAAGGAAATGCAATGCGAAAGTTGGGGCGACAATTTGGGTATCTTCATTTTCGACGAAAACGGCGCAATCGGCGCAATCAAGGGGAGTACAGACGGTACATATTACCCGATACCGATACGTTCGTTGTTTATCGGCGATAAGACGTTGGGCGGATTGGAAGCCCCGGACAGCAACGCAATACAATGGTCGTTTTTGCCGAATTGGTCGGACGATTTGGCGATTGTTGTCCCGGCGTTTAACCCGCTTACGGATTTGAAACCCGCATAAAAGTAATGACGGCGAAAGTTACAAAGGTCGTGTTGGAGTGTCCGACCCTTAACACGACCGAAGAATTTGAGATTAACCACGCCGAACGCCTGTTGCGGATGCCTAACAATGGCGGTTGGCAGTTGCCCGAAAAAACACCTTTTGAATTTAGCAAAGAAAATGGGATTAGATATAAAACGCATAAGAAAGGAAATAACGGAACCGAGGAAAAAGGCGACGATAAATAAAGCGGTCATACACCAAAACCGCATTAAATTTCACGCCCAAACCAACGTAACGCCCTTAATGTGTTTACCCACGACCGATTTTTTGGCATGGGTTCAAAATCTTATCCCGCACGATAAATTCAAAATCTTCAAAACATTGTTCCGTTACCCCGTTCGTACCAACGAGGTAACGGGCATTTGTTTTGATAAGTTAAGCCGTATTTTCGACGGTCGTAACCCGGCGTTCAACTATCAATTTCAAAACACGGAACAACGGGACGATTGGGAGTATTACCGCCAAGATGTATTAAAGGAGCCGGAAATTTGGAGCACGAAAGGTTGGGAGTTTTTCAAGACGGAAATAAACAGCGTCTTAATAGTTGATTTGCCCGCCGAGCAAAACCCCGCCGACCGATACCCGACCCCGTATTTTTATTGGCTACCTATCGAAAGCGTCATAACCTTTGAGGCAAACCGGACAACCGGGGTTATGGATTGGATAATTTTCCGCCAACCCGATAAACGTATTGCAGTTATTGACGATGAACGATACAGAGTATTTGCAGAGGACGACGGCGGCAACATAGGCGAATTATTGGTTGATAACCCACACGATTTGCGCTATTGCCCCGCCCGTTTCTTTTGGAACGAGCCAATGAATTTGCGAGAACCGGACGTTAAACAATCCCCGCTAACAAAAGAATTGGAGGCGTTGGATTGGTTTTTGTTTTTCCATATATCGAAGCGGCATTTGGATATGTACGGGGCGTACCCGATATATTCCGGTTACGAACAATCGTGCGATTTTACAAACGCCGAAAACGGCGATTATTGCGACGGTGGATTTTTGAAAGACAAACAAGGGTATTACAGGTTAGACCAAGCCGGGTTATTGATGCGTTGCCCCAAGTGCGGCGACAAACGGATTACCGGGGCGGGTTCCTTTGTTGAAATACCGATACCGGACGGGGACAAACAACCCGATTTGCGGAACCCGGTACAAATGTTGACCGTTGACCGTACAAGTTTGGATTATAACGTTGAGGAAGAAAAGCGATTGCGGGAAAACATTATTACCGCCGTCGTCGGACAAAACGAGGAAGTAACCCAACGGGAGGCATTCAACGAACAACAGGTTAAAGCCGCATTTGAGAGCCAAAGCACGGTATTAAACCGAGTGAAAAAAGGCTTTGAAGCCGCCCAACAGTTCGTCGATGAAACGGTTTGCCGATTGCGATACGGCAATATGTTCATATCTGCAAAAGTCAATTACGGCACGGAGTTCTATTTGTACGACGCAAGCGAGTTGCGGAACCGTTACAAGTCGGCAAAGGAAAGCGGCGCAAGTGAGGCAGAATTGGACGCTCTACAAAATCAGATTATCGAAACGGAGTACCGGAACAACCCAACCCAATTGCAACGTATGTTGATATTGGCAGAGTTGGAGCCGTACCGCCATTTGACCCGGAACGAGGTATTGGATTTGTACGGGCGTAACTTAATCCCGGAGAATGAATTGCGTATAAAGTTGAATTTCGCTAACTTTGTCCGCAGGTTTGAACGGGAGAATACAAACATTTTGGAGTTTGGAACGCAAATACCATTCGATAAAAAGATTTCAGTAATAACAAGTAAATTTAATGATTACGCAAATGAACACAATGTTAAGTAGTGAGGTTTGGCAGGATATACAAGGTTATTCCGGCATATACCAAGTTAGTACATTAGGGCGTATCCGTAGTTTGAAAAAAGGGAAAATCAAATTACTAAAGCCTTATATCAACAATATGGGTTATGCTGTTTTATCTTTATATGCTAACCACAAACAAAAAACATATCATGTTCATAAATTAGTTGCTGAAACATTTTTAGTTAAAGTTGACGGCAAAAATTATATAGACCATATCAACGGTATTAAAACGGATAATAGAATTGATAATTTACGTTGGTGTACTCCAAAAGAGAACGCTAATTTTGACTTATCAATTATTAACCGAAAGCGTGCAATGCGTAAAGCGTGTGGAGTTTCTGTTAATCAATATGATTTAAGTGGTAATTATATTGCTACTTATGCGACATTAACAGATGCTCAAACTATTACAGGAATTGCATATCAAAATATACGTGCATGTTGTATTGGTAGGTATAAAACAGCCGGAAATTATATTTGGAAATTTAATAAATAAATTAGATTATGAGAGTAAAAGTAAACGATGATAAAACAAAGGACGTCGCAATTACCGACGTCACCCCCGAAAACTACATTGTACCGAGTAACGAACAACATTTGTATCATTGCGTTATTGAGGTACGAAAGTTTGACAGCGAAACGGGCAAACGCTTATCCGTTCCCCGTATCCAAAAGTTCGGCAAAAAGTCGTTTGAAAACGGCATTTTGGACGCACTGAAAAAACAGGGTTACACGATTACCGTATTGCACGACCCCAACGAGTACGTCAAGGCGCAAGCCGAGGAAAAAGCGGCACGAACCGCCGCACAGCAGAAAGCCGCCGAGGAAAAAGCCGCCGCCGATGCAAAGGCAAAGGCAGAAGCCGAGGCGAAAGCCAAAGCCGAGGAAAAAGCGGCGTTAAAGGCTGAAATTTTGGCGGAATTGAAAGCGGCGGGAGTTATCATGGCGGAACCCGCCAAAGAAACCAAAGCCGATGCAAAGGCAAAGGCAGAAGCCGAGGACAAACCCGGAGCGAAAAAGTAACAGAGTATTAAACTATTAAAAATACGATTATGGCACAGATTGCACAGCAGGACAATTTGGTTATTGAAGTAACAACAACCGCCGCCGCATTGGATGGCAACACAAAGAAAAAGTTGATTGAATGTATTGAGGGCGGAACAATTACCGACGTCATTTTGGTAACAAAAGAGGTTGAAAAGAAAATCAGCCATGCACGTGTTGTTAGTTGGTTGGTTGACACAGCCGGGGATTACCCAAAATACACAATTGATATTATTAACGCAAACAGCGGAACAGTAGCAGCAATCGCACTTAATTAATTCAAAGGGTAAGAATATTATGTTAACGAGAGAAATTTTAATTGCAAATGCGGCTTTGTCCGGTTTGACGGACGAACAAATTGCGGCAATTACAACATTGTCCGCCAACGACGAAAATAGCGTTATCGCCAAAAAGACGGGCGAAATTTACGGCGGATTGGATGCCGATATTTTGGCGGCGTCCGGTATCGCAAAGAACGGAACCGAAAAGACGTTTGATTACGCAAAACGTGTGGTCGCCGAGTTCAAAACCAAAGCGGAAAGCGCAAGCGCATTGCAAACCCAAATCGACAGTCTGACGAAAGAAAAGGCACGTTTGGAAAAGGCAATTGCCGACGGTGCGACCGATGCGGAAACGGCAAAGGCGTTGAAACAGGCGAAAGCCGATTTAACGGCGGTAACAACGCAGTTTAACGACCTCAAAAGCAAGTACGATGAAGCCGAAAAGAATTTCCAAACGGAGTTGTTCGGCGTTCGTATCGAGGGTGCATTGCAGACCGCAACCGCCGGGTTGAAATTCAAACCGGGATTGCCCGAAAGCGCAACAAAGGTTTTGTTAGCGCAAGCAATCGACAAAATTAAGGGTATGAACCCCGAATATATCGACGACGGAAAAGGCGGTAAAATCCTTGCTTTTAAGGACGAAAGCGGCGCAATTATGCGTAACCCGAACAATCAGTTGAACCCGTACACCCCCGGCGACCTGTTGGCAAAG